AAACACCATTGTTTAACACAACGTGGTGTAAAAGAATCTGACAATGATATGACTACTGCAATTATGTTAGGCGCTTTTGATACTCATGCACCACTTAAAAAAGAATTTTATGATATCTGCTTTAGTATGAAAGGACATAACATTTAGGTGAACAATGGATGCAGACAAATTAAGAGTTACTGAAGCTTTTTATAGTGTACAAGGCGAAGGAAGATTTGTAGGTGTACCTAGTATATTTTTACGATTGTTTGGATGTAATTTTAAATGTCGTGGATTTGGTATGCCAAGAGGCGAACTTGCAGACGATTATTTAAAAGTAGACGCTGAGGATGATAGATATAAAGAATTAAAAGATTTGCCTTTGGTACATAAAGGTTGTGATAGTTATGCATCATGGGACGCAAGATTTAGTAAGTTCACAACAGATTATACTATTGATGATTTAGTTGATAAGTTGTTATCTTTAACGCCAGAAGGCAAGTGGACTTGCAATAACGGACAAGATGTACATCTTGTTATAACAGGAGGAGAACCATTTTTAGGTTTTCAAAGACATTATGTTGATTTATTTGAACACCCTAAAATGCAAGATTTAAAAAATGTTACATTTGAAACAAACACTACTCAACCTATCAGAGAAAGGTTATTGGAGTGGGCAACGAATCAAACTAAAATTCATATTACGTTTTCGTGCTCTCCCAAACTTACCGTTTCCGGTGAAAGTTGGGACGATGCTATTAAACCCGATGTTGCTAAAGGATATTATGATATACCCAATAGTTATTTGTATTTCAAATTTGTCGTTTGTGACAGCATCGATGTTGACGAAGTTTCAAAAGCTGTGGGAATTTATAAAAAAGCAGGGATCGATGCTCCGGTCTATTGTATGGCCGTGGGAGGTTGTTATGAAGAATATCAACAAAACGCAAAAAATGTTACCGAACTCGCAATGCAAAAAGGATGGAGATATAGTCCAAGATTGCACGTCGATATTTTCGGAAATCAATGGGGAACTTAAAAAGGAAGGAGGAAAATAACACATGGATATAATGAAAAAAATGAAAGGTATGTTTAAAACAAATAAAGCAAAAGATGTTGCATCAGATTATACTGAAAAAGATCCAAGAAGAAAAGCATTAATGGAAGAAAAAGCAAAAGCAACTAAAGAAGGAAAACCATGGGTAGCAGTATTAGATACTCAAGTTAATAAAGATAATATTAAAAATGGTTTTTTTGAATTAGATTGGAATAATGAATTTATTGAACAATTAATAGATTCAGGTTATAGAGGAGAAAAGAATGAACAAATAGTTGATGCTTGGTTTAAAGATATTGCAAGAAACATTTTAAAAGATCAAGGACAAAATCCAGATACTGGTATGGGATATATTAATATCAACAAAATGGATGATGATAAATCAGAGGTTAGTTAATGTTAGAAATTCACAAAAGTATGCACCCGTTCTAACGGAATAGAGTTTAACGCATGAATTACATTATAGTAGATACTGCAAATACTTTTTTTAGAGCCAGACACGTTATTAAAGGAGCTCTAAATGAAAAAATAGGAATGGCTTTACATATTACTCTTAATAGTATTAGAAGAGTATGGCAAGAATTTAAAGGAGACCACGTTGTATTTTGTTTAGAAGGAAAATCTTGGAGAAGAGATGTTTATCCTAGATATAAAATGAATAGAAAAACTGCTCGAGAGGCGTTAACTGTTTCAGAAAAAGAAGAAGAAGAAGTTTTTTGGGAAACATTTACGCATTTCAAAGACTTTATAGATACAAAAACAAATTGTACAATAATACAACACGAACAATTAGAAGCAGATGATTTAATTGCAGGTTGGGTAAATGCACACCCAAACGATAATCACGTTATAATATCAACTGACAGCGACTTTGCACAATTGATAAAACCTAATGTAAAACAATACAATGGAATACAAGAAGTTACTATTACACACGAAGGTTACTTTGATAATAAAAAGAAACCTGTAATAGATAAGAAAACAGGATTTCCTAAAAAAGCACCTAACCCTAAATTAATGTTGTTTGAAAAATGTGTAAGAGGAGATCCTACTGATAATGTATTTTCAGCATACCCTGGCGTTAGAGCTAAAGGAACTAAAAAGAAAGTAGGTTTAATTGATGCATTTGAAGATCGAAAAACTAAAGGATATAATTGGAATAACTTAATGCTCCAAAGATGGGTAGATCAAGACGGAAAAGAACATAGAGTTGTAGATGATTACAATAGAAACGTAATACTATGTGATTTAAATGCCCAACCACCCAAAATTAAAGCTGTAATAAAAGAAACTGTAGCATCAGTTAAAGCAAAAGCAATAGAACAAGTAGGGTTAAAACTTATTAAATTCTGTGCTAAATGGGATATGCAACGTATTGCAGAATACCCACAAAGCTACGCAGAGCCCTTAAACGCAAAATATAAGGAGAAAGAAGTAGCATGACAGAAAGATTCTTTGCAAAACCTATACTAGAAAGCAGGTTCTGGATAGTTGAAAAACAAGGGCACAAGGTAGGTACATTATGTAGACAAGAGGATAGAAAATACCTATATACTTGTGATGAAGGAACTAAAATATTTGATAATGAAACGCAATTAAGAAACAATTTTGATGGTGAATGGATGTGGGGCAACAGTACTATTTCAAGCCCACACATTGAGCCCACAGAGCACCTAGTGTACAGTTTTCCATGCAAGTTTAAACCTTGTAATATGGTATATGATGTTAAAAAGAAATTACCATTGTTTACAAAAAGCAAAAAATCTAAGTCTTTATATAGTGCTGGATATTATATTATTAAATTTGAAAAAGGATGGGTACGAAGTTTTTGCCCAAAACTAATTACTTTAGAAAGGTATCCTAGTAAAGGACCTTTTAAAACAACACTTGAAATGAAACAGGAGTTAGCAAATGCGAACAGATGAACCTATTAATACAGCACCAATACAACAATTTATACAAAGAGTAAAAGCCGCGGACATTGGTCAACAAAAAGAAGTAAAAATTGATACTGCAACTGCCAAAAGTTTAACATATTCTTTAGCAATTGTACTGGCTAGACTTGCCGGTGACTACGAATCTCTCATAACTAAACAATCGAAAGCCGAAGAAACTATCAGTGTAAAAGCTGACGGTGGAAGCCTTTAGTATAGGCATCTATAACGGCGTTTCGAAATCATTAACTTAATACTTTTGTAACACTCTTTCGTGAAATTCACGATAAATATAGTATGGGGTGTAACTATAAAGAGGGTACCTTGAAAAATTATGAGTAGACCGAAGCCTACTATTATACTGGAACACGTAGACAAGAAAAGCTATAAAACAGAGCAGATTCTTGAAGCGGAAGCCATCTGGGCTGTGTTTCATAAGAACAAACCTTTTAACCTTAAATCAGCAAATATGCTTAACAACTATCCAGGACCAAAATACAAAAAAGTTAGTTTTTCTAATCCTGGTCACGCCTTTAACTTGGCGAAAAAATTGAATACTCTTTTCAACGTTGAAGAATTCACAGTAGTTAAACTTACTGCTGGTGAAACTGTCAACGAACAATGAACTGGAAAGAAACCTACACAAAAATTTTCCTAAAAAACGCAGATATTAGTATTAATCCAAATACTTTAAAAGAGTATTTGCCTATGTGGTGGAAAAATAGTAGATCAAAAGATGTAGGTGGTTTAAGATTAACTGATAAAGGTTTAGATTTTATTACAAAAAAACTTGATTTAAAAACATATGAAGTTCCATTCCCAGTAGACTTTAGTGTTACTACTCAAACCATAATTTTTTTAGATAGATTTATTAATTGTCCATATTTTTTGGCTGACGATGGTATAATTGTTACTAATGAAAAGAAAGCTATGGAATTAATGTTATTTTCTGGAGATATAAGAAAATATGGTATTAGTAAAGCTATGACTAGACAAGAATTCAATAACGAAGAATAAACCAAAACTTCTCAATAAATTAACATATACTATGAGAATACGCAGAATAGCAATTACAGGACATTTATCAGGAATAGGAAAATGTTTATATGATAAATTTTCTCCTTATTATGAAGTTATAGGTCTAGACAAAAACGAAGGAAACGGTATTGAGGATACTCAAAGAGTTGTAGACAAATGTCTTAGTTTTGATGTTTTAATTAACAATGCTTATCTCTTTAATAAGCAACACGCACTCTTATATCAATTTTGCAAATATAGTAAAGACCATCCTAAACTAGCAATTTCTATTGGCAGTATTGTAACTGAATTAGAAATGTTTGATTATAAACTAGCAAACGAAAATTACTACATTGAAAAAATGAGATTAAAGAAAATAACACAAGAAGTAAACGGTAGTGGTGGAAAATGTAAAGCTAGTTTAATTTCTCCAGGTTTTGTTGACACAAATATAGATATGTTATTTGAACAACCTACTGTTGTAGAGAAAACCGCAATGATGTGGGAAATTTGTAAAGAACAAAACACTATATTATCCCCCAACGCAGTGTTTGATGCAGTGAAATTTATTATAGATTCCTACGAAAAGGGTAATTTAGTTACTCACGTCGTAATTAACAATTGATTTATGCGGGTCATTTAAGCTTCTTTTCATTTGACTTAATTACCAAAAGGTGCTATTATTAATAATAAACCAATTGTAACTTAAGGAGTACATAATGGCACGTAAAGGCAAAGACACATCAGCAGATAGTAGTTTAGCTACTAGACAATTATCACCAAATAAAGCAAAGGCAAGTATATTACACGCCTTAAAAATCAAAAGACCAATCTTTTTATGGGGCGGTCCGGGTATTGGTAAATCAGACGTTGTTCGTCAGATTGCAAAAACTATCAATGCTCATGTTATTGATATAAGATTAAGTTTATGGGAACCAACAGATATTAAAGGTATACCATACTTTAATAGTAATTCAAAATCTATGGAATGGGCATCTCCATCAGAATTACCAGATCAAAAAATGTCTAAAAAATATAAAAACATTATTCTATTTTTAGACGAAATGAATTCCGCGGCACCAAGTGTTCAAGCGGCGGCTTACCAATTAATATTGAATAGAAAAGTAGGTACTTACGAATTACCAGAAAACGTTGTTATAGTGGCGGCGGGTAATAGAGAAGCAGATAAAGGTATCACTTATAGAATGCCGGCACCATTAGCAAATAGATTCATTCACTTAGAAATGAAACCTGTTTTTGATGATTGGTTTGAATGGGCAGTAGACAACAACATCCATAAAGATGTAATTGGTTATTTGACTTTTAGCAAAAAAGACCTATACGACTTTGAACCGAAATCTTCAAGTAGGTCTTTTGCTACTCCGAGATCTTGGTCATTTGTAAGTGAACTCTTATCAGATGATTTAGATGAAAACACTGTGACTGATTTAGTCAGCGGTGCAGTAGGCGAAGGACTTGCAGTTAAGTTTATGGCTCACCGTAAGGTGGCATCACAACTTCCTAACCCTTCTGATATTTTAGAAGGTAAAGTAGAGAAGTTGAAAAGTAAAGAAATCAGTGCAATGTACTCCCTAACGGTTTCTTTATGTTATGAACTTAAAGAGGCTTGCGATAAAAAAGA